GGGGGTCCGGGGCACAGCCCCGGGCAAGGGGGGTTTGGGGGGGGCGCAGCCCCCCCCATCCGACGCGGGGGGTTTGGGGGGCGGCAGCCCCCCATGGGGGGGTGTAGGGGGGGCCTTGGCCCCCCCACCGGGGGGGTTGG